CGGAGTACAAAAATGAAAACTTTCGATTCAAACAATCTGCCAGATGGATTTCCGAACGACGGAATCCAAATGATCCAGCGCAAGCCATACATTACCCATGTCGGATTAGTCTGGCTGGCCAATCATAGGGGTAAGCCGTGGTCGAGTACGATCGACAACATCGAGCGGACCTATGGCGATGATGGCTGGCCGTTCTATGTCGAGGTAACTGTCACAATTACCGACGGGGAATGCAGCCACACAGCGCTGGGCGATGCATCGCGATTAAATGTTGGCAAGAACATTGTCCCGCATTTTGTACGGATGGCTCACACTCGAGCGATGAATCGCGCGCTTCGTGCATTCGTCGGATACGCGGGATGCACGGCTGACGAATTGGGCCATTACGATTCGGACAATGGCGGCAGCAATTACCAATCGGATCCGGTCAATCGAAATCGTTCGCAGCAACAGGCATCGGCCGGTCGCGCGTTCGGTGAGGCAAATAGCAGCGACGGCCAGAATCGTGGACCCCAGAAATCGCAGAGCGGAGATCCATCATGTCCGCACTGCGGAGCGATGGTGTACGATAACCGCGAGACAGCCAAAGGTAGCCAGCCGCTTTTCGTCTGTTCTGCGCGCGAGCGATGTTCGGGCGCGAAGAAAAAAGGCGATCGAGTCTATGGATGGAGTTCATGGGATCCCGATTGGCTGGACAAAGAAATGCGCCATTTGGCGGCAGATGCGGATGATAGCAGAAAGATCGCGCCGTCTAACGTGAATGGGCTACTCGACGATGTGGCTCAGGGAATCGGCAGCGCGTACCATGACACCCAGAACGATCGCGATGAACGCGGAGAATTTTTCAACGACGACCCCATGCCATTTTAGGAGGCAACAAAAATGAAAACGACAGAACAAAATCAACAGCCGACTGGCTACCAGCTAATGCTGAAAGCCGAAGAAATAGTCGATCAACTCTACAGCGCCGAAGGCGAACTGACCGAAGAAATCGTCGATTCGATGGATAAATTTATCGAAGACTCCGATCAAAAATTGGACCAATATCGATATGTAAGGCAGCTGTTGCAGGAACGGATCGAACGCGCGAAAAAGAACGCCGATCAATTCAATGCAATGAAGCGCAGAGCGCAAAATGAACTGAAACAAATCGACGCGCGCGCGCTCGCCTTGATGGAAGCGCGGATGGAAGTCGACCCAGAAAAGGGTCGGAGGTACTCGTCCGATCATGGATTGGTCTACATTACGAAACGACAATCGATCGAATTCGAAAATGAAGACGAATTTATCGAAGCGCAGATCGAAGCCGATCCATCGTTAATCAACGAAATTGTGAGCCACAAGATCGACAAGATCGCAGTGAAGTCACGACTGAAAAATGGCGAAACGATCGATGGCGTCAGCCTCGTTGATCGATTGAGCGTGACTTTTAAATGACCATCGTAAATGACCCAGCATCGAAACGAATCTCGATGCTGGGTCAAACGACAGAGAGCGGCCCTAACGAACGCTCACGGAGATATTAACATGATTATGTGGCGCGACTATGCGCGATTTACGGTTCCCGGCGATCCAGTACCGAAGGCGCGCGCTCGCGCGCATCAAACAGCCAAAGGGATCCGTCACTATACGCCCAAAACGACGAAACAATTCGAGAAAGCTGTTCGCACTATGGCGATGCAATTTTCGAGAGCCAAACCAGAAAAGCGTACACCGATCCGATTGCATTTGATCGCCGTGTTTACGCGGCCGAAGTACATGATGGGGTCGAAGTATGACGATGGATTGATTGAGCACGTCGTACGACCGGACCTCGACAATGTTCTGAAAGCTGTCAAAGATTCTCTCAACGGTCTACTCTACGACGACGATGGCCAAGTCTGCCAGATTCGTTGCGAGGCGTACTGGGCAGAAAAGACTCCAAACAAATCCCGATCGGAGGTAATGTTGTTCTGCCCATCGGAGGCGCGATGAACGTATGGCATCCAGCTCCGCGCGGACTTGTGATCGCTGCGTCGACTGAACGATGGACAAAAGATCGACCGGCTCCGCAGCTTGTCGTCTACCTGTGGATCTGGTCACAGCGAGACGATGGCGAAAATCCGACGCGGAGACAAGTCGCGCGGCTGTTCGGATGGACTGAACATTACGCGCGCTTGATGGTCGACCGCGTTCGAACCGAACATCAAGAATGGGTAAATGCATTCTCGCCTGAAACTCGAAAGACCAATCACCCAGCGAGCCGTAGGACTGACAACAACTTACGCGAACAAATCGCCCAGAATAAACCCGCAATCACCCAGATATCTCCCGATCGCGCGCGCGAATTCACATCACAATCAAATTCACATCACACTCAATTCATAGAATTAGATCAGGGAGTTGGAAAATGGCATCGCAGAAAGTAGTCCACCGATCGCTCGAGGCGATCGCCAATATGCATGGCAAGGGTAAATTCTGGGTCGACGACAGCCTGCGGATGTGGTCGTACCAATTGAAAGATGTCAGCGACGACGATCTGACTCAGGGAGTCAAAGAGTTATTGCGGAAGTCGAACAAGCTGCCGACGGTCGCGCAGTTGCTCGAAGTGATGGCAGCCAGTACGCAGACGAAAGTTGGCGATCCGATCGAGTACGAATCCTGCATGGCATGCGGAGGTACTGGGATGCGGCAGTTGGCTCGGTGGTATCGGATGATGGGTAAGCGGAAGGTCTGGCAAGGCGTCGCTGCCTGCGATTGTCAGAAAGGTCGGCGTTTTGCGATGGGCGCATTTCCGATGTGGTCGGATGTTGTCAAAAAATGGCAGGCAGACGAGTTCACCGAAGAGATATATTACGGCACACACAAAGAGCCGGTGATTCCGTTCAAGTTTTGCGTACTGCCGGATGTTTACGAACGAGCCACGGCAACTGACGAGAAATAAAATGCCCTTGTTTGAGTACCAATGTTCGATCTGCGGCCATTCGCAGGAAGTATTGCAAAGCCACAAAGATCCGGCACCACGATGCGAAGTCTGCGATCAAAATCTGAACGGGACTGACGAATCGGCAGCTGTTGCGGAGGCGTCGATGAAACGACGAATCTCGCGGAGTAGCTTCATTCTTCGTGGAAGCGGATGGGCCAAAGATGGGTATCGGTAATCGGAGCCGATATAATTGGGCAGGGAGTTCAAATGGATGCAATCGTCGAGCAATTGTTGAGCGCTGGCCATCTCGGTCTTTTCGCGGTGTTCTTGATCTATCAACACTTCAGCCTGCAAAAAAGACACGACCGACTGATCGAAGGGTTCCAGTCGCAGTTGAAGCAAATCAATGAATCTTACGAAGAACGGATCGAAAAAATGCGCGAGCGATACGACGCGGTAATTCGAGAGGCGCGATCTGAGCGAGAATCCGACGCGAAAGATTTTCTTGTCGCGAGAGCCGAAATTCAGCAGAAGATCGTCGCAAAACTCGATCGAATATTAGAACGAAAATAATCGGATCTTTCTGCATTTATCTCACCCATCAGACTTGTCCGCAGTTCAATAGTCGGGTATTATATATGTATAGACAGGGAGCCGAAAATGACACCGCAAGAACTTAAAAAAACAATCGCGAACCTCAACCAAAAAGCTGCCAAGGCGATGGGTCGAGGCGACTGGGAATCGTTCGACATTATCGTCGACCGGATGATCGAACTTCAGAACCAACAAGGCTGCGAAGAAATCGTTTTGCCCGCAGGCGCGTAAACCTCAACTCCACGACAGGGAGCCAACAATGAAATTTTCTTACTTGAAATCAAAAGTCGAACGTCTAATCTCAGCCGTCGAATCGGCTCAAAATATGGATGCCTTGCGCGCCAGATATATGGATGCGCGAGTCTGGTGCCTACGGATCAACAGAATGGATGACTTGTTTGATGCGTACGATCGCGCGGCAGATCGGATTGTCGATCAAAACGAAATCGCGACTCCGATCGCATTTTCGATTGTTGATGGCGTGATGGTTCCCACAAAATAATCGAATCTTTCTGCAACTTTCTCAGCCATTAGACTTTACCGCTGCGCGAAAGTAGGCTATTATATATGTATAGAAAGGGAGCAAGACATGACTTACCCAGCCCACGCGATCAAACCCGGCGACAAAATCAACGGCATCGAAGTGTTCGACCTTGCCCGTAAGGGATTTGGATGTTTCTACATTCCAATGGTCGACGGCAGCCGCGTCACAGTACGAAGCCTGAACGACGAAATCACAATCGACTAAACCTCAACTCCACGACAGGGAGCCAACAATGACCATCGACGAAATTCAAGACAATCTCAAACTTCTCAACGAGGCAGCTGCCCATCTTTCGAAAGCTGGCGAAGATCAACTGTTCCAAATGGTAATCGATAAAATGTGCGATTTGGTGACACAGAAAAACGAACTCGAACGCTGGGCAGGCGTCACAGCCGAAAAACGCGGAGCCTGAGATGTCTATCAACAACGATCCATCTTCGATCCTGTCCATGGCAATCGTCGCAGCGCCAGACCAAAAAGCGCTCAAAGATATCTATTGGAACACTCGCGAGCTGTTGACGTCACAACTCGAAAAACTGCAACATGAACAGGATGAACTCACGGGATGCCGGATCAAACGCAATCGCCCAGACTATTACGAAAAATTAATGCGACTGCGAAACAAGGCATGGAAACTCGAAGAACAAATTCAGCAGCTTGGACACCTAAAACGATCTGCCGATCGACGGCTAATCCGAAAGCCTCTGCACCAGTACGACGGAACGAAATGCATCGAGTGTGAAAATGACAGTTTCGAAGTTGGCCCGTTCATAGAAGAATCCCCCAATCGGATCTGTCGGTACGTGCAATGCGATCACTGCGATGCAGAATGGTACGAAACATTCAAACTTGAATCGATTATTCCTACCGATTAGACTTTACCGCTGCGCGAAAGTAGGCTATTATATATGTATAGACAGGGAGCCAACAATGATGACCAACGAACAAAGATACATTCGAGCGATGAATTACAAAGAACGCGAAGCCCAGAACAAGTTCCAGATCGGCGATATGGTCGAACAACGATACATCGTAGCGATCAACGGAAAGCCTCAAACCGCGAACGAAGTTCTTTGGGTTAGCAAAGACGGCAGCCTGATCCAGCTCGATTTCGGCGACGGTGAGCACGGGGTCTGCAAGGCTGCAAGTTACGAACTGGCAGAAAAACGCTGAAATCAAAATGAAGTTTCAGGAAGATTTACGGCTCAAAGTTAATTTGAAATCCGACTCAAAATCTATTTTCAGTTTTGAGCCAAAATCAAAATGAAGTTTCAGTTCAAATCACAGCCAAAACTTAATTTCAGTTTTAGTCGAAAATCAAAATGAAGTTTCAGCCGAAATCGGAACTAAAACTTAATTTCAATTTCGGCTCAAAATCTATTTTCAGTTTTTGTCGAAAATCAAAATGAAGTTTCAGTTGGTTTCAGCGTCAAAACTTAATTTCAGTTTTGGCTCAAAATCTATTTTCAGTTTTGATCGATTTTCGAAATAAAACTTCATCCGCAAATCCGGCTGAAACTTGATTTTGATTCTGGGTGATTTTTCTTTTTGATTGTCACGACATAATTAATGTCATACTTGTATAGAGATGGCAGGCAGGAAAAATACCGATGACCAAGTGGCAACTCGGCTCGCGGCAGTCGAGGCTGTGTTGATGTCAGGCGAGTACAATCGATCGGCACAGTCTGCGCTCGCGAAAAGGTTCGCGGTATCGGTGAGACAGATCCAACGGGATGCCGCTACGATTCGATCTGAATGGGCGCAGGATGTATCGGACACAGATCGCCTGACCGGAAAAGCCGACTGGCTTCAGAGAGTACGAAAGGCGCAGGCTCGGTCTTTCAAATCTGGACACAGTATGGCAGCGGCCAGACTTCTACAGCTCGAAGGGCAGGCGCTCGGTGTTTACGAGGCGACTCAGCTGGAGGTTAATCACAATGTCCACACCATCGACGATGCGCCGCGATTGGCTGCTGAATTGTTGAAAGCGATCCCGGCTGCCTGTGATGTCTTGGGTGTACCAGTACCACAGCTGCCCGTGATTGATGTTGATTGCGAATAGTTAAATCTGAACCAATAGGAAAACGACGATGGAAATTGAACCGGCAGCTGTGTGGATGGATATTGATAGCTTAGTCCCATGGGACCAGAATCCGCGAGACAACGATGATGCTGTGCCGGGAGTAGCCGACAGCATCAAACGATTCGGATTTGCCTCGCCGATTATCGCTCGCAAGCTGGGCGACAAGCATCAAGTGATCGCCGGTCATACGCGACTGAAGGCAGCCAAGACTCTCGGAATTGAACATGTGCCGGTTCGCGTGATGGACCTCGATCCAGCCGATGCCAAATTGCTCGCGCTCGCTGATAACAAGGTGGCAGAAGTCGCAGAATGGTCCGATGGCCTTGGACCGTTGCTCGAAGAGTTACGCGATGCAGGTTTAGAGATTGAAGGCCTCGGCTGGAGCGATGACGAGTTGAGCGAGTTGCTCGCAGAACCGGCAATCGATCTGGACGGATCTGAAGACGATGCGCCAGAGCTTCAAGACGACCACGACAGCCAAATCGGTGAGGTATACGAACTCGGACCTCACAGATTGATCTGTGGCGACGCGACCGATCCAGATATCTGGGCAAAGTTGATGGGCGATGACAAGTTGAAATGTGTATGGACCGATCCCCCTTATGGCGTCGCGTATGTTGGGAAAACTTCCGACGCCTTAACAATTGACAACGACGATCTCGACGACGACAGCCTGCGCGAGTTGTTGACGGGAGCCTTTGGTCAGGCGTTTGAATACTGCGATCCGGGATCGTCGTGGTACGTTGCAAGCCCTCCCGGTCATACATTTTATCAATTCGCGACCGTTCTGCGCGAGTTGGATGTGTGGAGGCATACACTGGCATGGGTGAAAGATCGATTTGTGATGGGTCGATCCGATTACCATTATCAGCACGAAGCGATCTTTTACGGATGGAAGCCGGGAGGCGCGCATTATTTCGTACCGGAGCGAACTCACAGCACAGTTTTAGAATTCCAACGGCCGCATGCCAATCGCGAACATCCGACAATGAAGCCGGTCGCGCTTGTCACGTCGATGCTCGAGAAATCTACCAAGCCGGGATGGATCGTTGGCGAGCCATTTGGGGGATCGGGAACGACTCTGATCGCGTCGGCTTCCATCGGTCGAGTCGCCAGAGTGATTGAACTCGATCCCCGTTACTGCGATGTGATTCGCAGGCGATGGGCAAAATGGGCCAAAGACCACGATCGCGATCCCGGTTCTGGAGCGCTGGATGAATAGCGCGCTCCAAGTTCTTCAGGCGATCGAAAAGAAAGAAGTCTTGACGAGTCTGAAGAATCAAGCGCCGCTTGCATTCGCGCGACTGTGGGATCGGCCAGAACCGCGAACATCGCAGCGTCGCGCCTTTCAAAATACGGGAGATCTGGTAACGATTATCTGTGGCGGTAATAGATCGGGCAAGACTGAGGGATGCGCTCAATTCGTCTGCGCGCATTTACTGGGTCGACAGCACGAAGCGACCCAGAAATGGTGCCGAAACAATTCGATCGATCCGATGTCGATTCCGAATCGACCGTCAACTGTCTGGGCAGTCGCTCTGGACTCTGGCGATTCTCGCGAATATCTGCGACCGGCGATCGCTAAATATCTGCCGCCTGAAGCTAAATGGAGAAATCAGTTCGGATTCGGTCAGTCTGAAGTAAGGCTGCCGGATGGGGGTCGTTGCCTTTTTAAGTCGGTCGACCAAGGGCGAGATGGGTTCCAAGGTTCGAGCGTTGATCTTTGTTGGTTCGACGAAGAGCCAAATGATCAGGCAGTTGTGAACGAGGCGCTAATGCGACTGGTTGATCGTAATGGTTCGATCTTGTTTAGCATGACTCCGCTGCGAGGCATGACTTGGCTTTACGACCGATGGATCGCTGAAACCCCAGACGATGCAAAGGTCCATTACATCCACGGGACCGACAATCCGCATCTGCCCACTGGCGCGCTCGAGAGATTGTTGCGGCAGTATGGAACTCACGAAAGGGCAGCGAGGGCTAAGGGAGAATGGACAACTCTCGAAGGGCGCGTTTATCAAGACTGGCAACGACAGCGAAATGTTGTATCGCCATTCGAAGTCGATCCATCTTGGCCGACCTATTTCGGGATTGATTGGGGAACTCGCGCTCCGACAGCCGTTGTAGTCTGCAAGGTGGATCCAGACGATCGCATTTTCGTCGTTGACGAGTATTATCGAGCGCAGGCTACCATCAATCAGCATGCCGTCGAAATCCAACGATTGATCGATAAACACGGCGAGCCTGAATGGATTGTTTGCGACCCAGAAGATCGCGGAGCAAGACTGGCGCTCGCGCGCGACCACGGGATCCCAAATGTGCCTGCGCGAAAGGGGCCGAATTCTGTCAGAGAGGGCATCAACCATTTAGCGGAAAGATTGCTGCCTGACGCATCTGAGCGCCCAGCGTTTTTCGTGTTTAATCACTGCAAGAATTTTATACGTGAGATCGAAAGCTACATCTGGGATGATCGAGGGACAGGCGAAGGGCGCGACCGGCCGAAGCCATCGCAAGCCGATCACTTGTTAGACGCAGCGAGATATGTCTGCACCAAGCTGGCCCGTGGTCAGATGCATGTGGGTTAATATAAAAAATCGAAAGGGGTAAGGTGGAACTGTGAGCGAAATTACAATCAGCGATGGCCCATTTGCCCGATTGCTTAAGGCAGTCGGATTGGTATCAGTACGGCCGGATGGACAGGTCGAACACAGCGCTGGGGCAGATTATGTTCCTGACCACGGATTCAGATCGCAGTACGATCCGAAATCGTCGCTGTCGGTACTCGCGGCATTTCCATTTCCATATGCCTGTTGCTCGGCAATTAGCACGGATTTGAGCCAAGTCCCATTGAAGGTTTACCGTGGTCGCGGGAAAAACGCTGAACAACTCGACGAGCATCCGGTTCTGGATTTGCTTCGGCAGCCAAGTTCGAGAATATCCGGCATCCAATTCCGCAGGCAAATTTACACTGACGCAGTTCTGGTCGGAAATTGCTACATCTTGATCGCTGGTTCCAACGAGCCTATGAGCCTCTTGCGACTGCACCCATCGCGAGTGACGGTCAGCCCGTTGCAAGATGGGCAGCCGGATAAGTATATTTACGAAGGCGGCAGTACCGATGCCCAATATGATTACGATCAAGTTTTGCACGTACGATCTCCGAGTTGGTCGGACGATCCCACATCGCTCTGGGGAGTCGGAGCGGTTCAGCCGTTGCATCACGATTTGACGACTGAAAAAGCGCAATCGGAACTGGCAGCTCGTACGGCGTCGACCGGTCAGCCAAGCGGAATTTTATCACCGCGAGCTGAAGGCGATTTATGGAATAAACGCCAAATCGACACCCTTCGACAAGCCTATGAATCCCAAATGCGATCTGGCGGTTCAGGCGTATTGATTCTCGGAGGGCAGGCGCAGTTCGACAAGCTAAGTTTCACGCCAAGAGAGATGGAGTTCAGCCAAGTCCGCGATTATGTCAGGTCAGCTACGATGGCAGCCTTCGGCGTCGTTCCCGTGAGACTCGGAATCGAATCGCAAAATTACGCGACAGCCCAATCGCAGATGAAGTTGTACTGGGAGGGATTGGCTGGGCGCGCCGCGTTGATCGACTCTGAGCTGACGCGACTCGCGAGAATGTGGGGTGACGATGACATCTATGTCGAACACGATTTTTCAGGCATCGCGGTATTGCAAGAGAGCCGAAGCGAGCGCGTGAAACGAGTAATCGACTGGGCAGCGATGGGAGTCCCGTTGAGCGTTGCGGCCGCTTACGAGGGATTCGACGATCTCCCGATAACTGGTGACGAGCAACCGAAAGCTGAATCACCAGACCAACAAGAGCCTGAAGAAACAGATCCAATCAACGACGATCAAATCGAAACTGAGGCGTCAGAGCCGTTGGCAGCGACCGCATTAAATGGCGCTCAAATTGGCAGCCTGTTGAGCATTCTTCAAACGCTCGCAGAAGGGTTGATTACGTTCGACGCAGCGATGGCGCTGGTCGCAGTTTCGTTCCCAACAATCCCAACAGAGCAGGCTCGTCGAATTTTGGCGGGAGGTAAACCACCATCCGATCTGGATGATGCGGAGGGCGATTGACGAAACAATCGCGGCCGAATTCAAGAAATACGAACAGATCGATTTTTCTGTGCCGGATGGCGTCAAAGACGAATTGCGACGCGGACTCGCATGGCATGAAGAGGGCCACAGCGGAGATGGGTTGACACCAGCCACAGTTTCATGGGCGCGCAGAATGTCGCAAGGCGAAAATATCTCGCCCGAGAAGGCAGTCAAAATGCGCGCATGGCTGGCTCGACATGAATCCGACAAGAGCGGAGAGGGCTTCAAACCGGGAGAGGCTGGATTTCCGTCACCGGGTAGAGTCGCATGGGCGCTGTGGGGAGGCGATCCAGCTGTCGGATGGTCGAATAAATTAGTCGGTCAAATGGAAGCCGAAGATGAACAAAAGACTCGCGAGGCGTCAATCGACGATGGCATCTGGCGAAACTTCATCGAAAAGGTTCACGAGCCAACTGAAAAAGAAATTCGATCCGCGATCGAGGGCTATTTTGCTGGATATGTTGAGCGCATATCCGAACGACTGCCTGCGGTTATCGGCGAATATTCGAAACAGATTATGGCGTCGCCTAATCGAGATCCCGACATAATTATTAGGCAGGGAGAGGAACCATGGCTCGACGAGTTACTGCAAATCGAGCTGGAAGGCGCTGCCGTTGATCAGGCGATGCGAGAGTCATTTTCGAATTCGTACCGAAACAGCATTCGCGCCGCGACCGATGCAATGCCCGATGCGCTTGCAGAAAATTTTAACTTCCCTGAACAAAGAATTGACAATTTGGTTGATGAAGACCTTGGCAATTTTATCCGCGACATCGAAAATCAAACTCGTACATCGGTCAACGTGACAATCCGAAATGGACTCGACGAGGGATTGAGTGTGAACCAACTGCAAGCGACATTAAGCGGCAGCTTTGCATTTTCGGCTGAGCGCGCTTTGCGAATCGCAAGAACTGAATCGACTCGTAGCGTCAATGCGGGAGGCGTAATGGCATGGGAGTCAGCGGCATCCGACGCGGATCTCGAAGTTAAATTTCGATGGTTAGCGCAATCTGGCGCGCGCGATGAACATGCCGCATTGCACAACAAACTGCGCGGATCGGATGGTTACTGGTATGCTGGCGGAGTTAAGGCTAAATCTCCCGGCAGTTTCACGGGCGATTCTAAGTTGGCCGCTGCGATGAACATAAACTGCCGATGTACATTTGTTCCCGAGTTTAACGATGAAGATTGAGCGCACATTTAGCACCAAGGCAAAGACCAATGGAACGACGACCAGAGTAATTGCCAGCACGGGAAATCCAGATCGATATTCGGATATCGTGGTCTGGGACAAGGATGCCGATCTCGAAAATTACAAAAATAATCCCGTCGTGCAGTTCGGTCATAATTACGATCTGCCTCCCGTCGGTAAGACTGTCGGACTGGAGATCTCGAGCAATGGCGATTTGATTGCCGAAATCAAATGGGACGATTCACCGGACAATCCGCTGGGGCAGACTGTGGCGCGCCAGTTCGCAGAGGGCTATCTCAGCGCTGTCAGCGTCGGATTTCAACCGGGAGAATCTGTTCCAAGAAATCGATTACCCAAAGACCATCCCGCGTACGGCGAGAAGGGAGCATTGATGTCATCACCTAGACTCTTAGAAATCTCGGCTGTGCCGATTCCTGCAAATGCCGAGGCGCTCGCGATTCGCGGTCTGAAGGCTGTTACAAAGCACGTCATAAATGTTGAAGAACTTGATGACACGTACATTGTAACTTACGCGAAAATGGCTCCGGTCGACGACGAAGATGGGATCGACGATGAAGAGGATGGGTACGACGACGACGAAGAGCTGGCGTTCGGTGACGACGACGACGAAGGCGACGAAAAAGAACATGGCCCAGATCACGACGACGACGAAGAATCGCAACTCGACGACGACGAAGATGACGACGACGAAGATGACGACGACGACGACGAAGAAAAATCCTATCGGCTTCGACGGAACATCCGCGAGGTAATGCTCGATCTATTGGCGAGCGATCCGGTCGTACGGTCTATGGTTAGACCACCGAAAACCAGAACAACAAAGAAAACAGCGATGGCAGCGCTACTCGGAATTGACAATTAATCCCGCTTCATTTATTTCTCAAAACAGCACGGAGAATCCCCATGGCTGACATCCTGACCTCAAAACTCGACCTCTCAACTGCGGAATCCGCTGCGAAGGCGATGCACGATCTGCACGCTTCGCAAAAAGATCTCAAGCGCCAGAACCGATCGCTCCGCGAAAATATCGACAAAAAAGCTGCGGACTTGAAAAAGATCCAAAAGCGGATGTCAGAGTTGGAGCGGCGCGATGTTGGCGTCGGCAATGGCAGCAATGCCGATCTGAAAAAATACGTTCGCGAAGATGGCTCGGTTCGAGCAACTGGCGAGGCAACTAAAACCAAATCTTTCATGCCGGGACTTTTGGACGATGCGCCAGTCTGCGATTGGCAGAACGATCTCCAGCAAGCCGTCGAGCAATACACGATGGTAAAGGCTCTCGCTCCGATGGGCGCGCCCAAGAGCCTCGCGAAAGTTCAAGAGATCGCGTCGAAGGCTCCGGTCGAAGTTCAGCGTATTTTTGCTGATGCCAGCGCCGTTGGAACTGAATGGATTCCGCAGCCATTGTTGCCGGAGTTCGAGCGCAATCTCGTATCCGAACGACGACTCGCGGCAGTGTTCGACACGATGAATCTTCCATCGAAAACAACTCTGCTGCCATTTTTGTCGACTGGTTTCAGGCCATATATCAAAGCGGCAGCGGCCGCTGATGATCCTGCGGCCTACACATCCAGCTCGATGGCGACTGCCCAGCGAACAATTACTGCGACTGGCTTCGCGGTTCGCGCCCAAATTGCTGACGATGCTGAGGAAGATGCAATTGTCGCGGTCCTGCCCACAGTAAGACAAGAACTTCTGGCAGCCTTGGTCGATGGTGAGGAAGACGCAATTATCAATGGCGCGACCGGAACCCATCCCGATACGGCGCTTTCAAGCTGGAACATTCGATCTCGCTGGGGAGATAGTGGGCTTGGCGGCAGTTCAGACCATCGGCGCGCTTGGTATGGATTGCGGAATCGCGCCATCAGCTCGTCGTACGCTAACAACTCCACAAATCGCGCGACTTTCGATGCGGCCACATTGCTCGCAGACTTTGCCAAGTTGGATGCGCCGCATGGCACATCGGGATCTTGCGTTTTGATCACTTCGCCTGAAGCCTATTTGCTCGAACTGGCATCGATGGATCAAGTGTTGACGATGGAAAAATTCCCGCAGCCGACGATCGTAAACCGGAACCAGCTCGCGCAGGTTTTCGGAGCGCCGATCATTATCAGCGATTTTATCGACAACGATCTGCAATCGACTGGACTTTACACTTCGTCTGGTGGTGGCAAGACTTGCGTTCTTCTGGTCAATACCGATCGTTATCGAATCGGCGCGCGACGCGGAGCCAATGTTGAGATCGATAAAGATATCACTCGCGGAACCCATCAACTGGTCGCGACTGTTCGCGAGACTTTCTTCACCATTGACGCGGACACGAAGAAAAATGTCCACGCAGCCATCAACGTATCGACCTCGTAGGGAGCCTCCATGTCAGTACAAGAATCAGTCACAGTTTCGGCTTTTGTTGACACGTCAGCAACTGTCACCCTTGGCATTTGTCACGGTCAATCTGGCGAGTACAAATTAGAAAGCATCACGCTCGTACCGTTCGCGGCGCTTTCTGAAGATAGCGGCAATAAATATGTCATCGCCGTCACTCAAGGCTCGGATACAGTTGCGACATCATACGACACCAGCTCGAGCGGTAATGCGCTGACCGCTGCGACTTCGAAGGCTCTGACTGTCACATCGTCAGCCGGATCTGCCTTGGAATTCGGAGCAACCGATGTGCTGAAATTCGTCGCAACCAAGACAGGCACAGCCAATTTGAAATGTCATATTGTTTGCGCTTTCAGTAAGGTTCGCGTCTAATGCCGGTACTCGCTCTCAAAAATGAATCACCGCTGGGATCTTTTTCTGGGGGATTGCCGGAGACTCGGCAGCGATGGTTCAAAGGGGAAGAGCGCGAAGTTTCGAAATCGACCGCTGATTACCTTCTCGAAACATTTCCAGATGTGTTCGAGTTGGTCAGCGGATCGGCAGTTGTAGCAGAGGCTGTTGAAAAGCCATCGGTCGACAAGGCGATCAAATCGCCAGCCAAGAAAAAGGCACCAGCCAAGAAAAAGGCACCAGCCAAGAAAAAGGCAGAGGCATGAAAGTCAAAGCGACGAAATCGGGATCGTTCCCATCGGGATGCCACTGGGTCGCTGGTGAGGTTCGCGATTTGGATTTCGAAAAGAAAGAAATCCCATCGTGGCTGGTCGAAGTCAAGGCACCCAAAAAGCCAACGGCGAAGAAAGGCGCTCCCGCAGAATCTGAGGAGTAGCCCATGGCCGTGGTCGATGCATCAACGGTTCGAGACTATCTGCCGACTTTATCTGGTACGGCTTCGGACTCGTTGATCGATACAATGGTCATCCGATTTGACGCGATGGCAGCGTCATATTTAGGATTCCCGAAACAGAGCGATGGCTCGGTAAGTGTTGAAGTCGGCACGTATCATGATTATTTCACGGGACCGATCGACGGCCGCGATGGTCGTGAGTTGGAGTTGACTGTTCGACCGATTGTATCGGTGACATCGATATTCGACGATGCCGATCAACATTACGACGACACGACCGATCAAATCGCAGCTGACAATTTTATCGTTTACGGGATCGAAGGGCGCATTGTTCTGCGAAACGACAAAGAAGATTCATCGTTTTCAAGCGCGCGCCGATCGATCCGAGTAATTTACACGGCCGGATATTCGTCATCGACTATGCCGAAAGCGATCCAGCACGCGGCATGCATTCAAGTTGCTCACTGGTATCAAGCGCGCGCGCATATCGGAAAGACGAATGTTTCAAGCGCTGGGCAGACTGCCGCATTGAGTACGCTGGAACTGTTGCCCGAAGTCAAACAGGCGCTGAATCCATATCGATTGCCCACGACTTGGATCGGGTAATGGCTGATCTGACACCAGCTGAATTTGCCGAAATAATGCGGCGGTCGTCGAAAGGCACGATCATCAAGACTTTGAATCGGTTCGCAATCAAAAAGGCTGCGCGTGCTGAAAGCTATGCCAAGCGAGAGGCTGGCAGCGTTCTAAATGTTCGAAGCGGTAGATTGCGAGCGAGCATTTCGGCCAAGGCAGTATCCGAGGGCAGGAGTACAGTTGGGATTTTGTTGCAGGCTGGTGGTCGGAGCAAGGGAGTCTCGTACGCGCGAATCCATGAAGATGGTGGCGAGATCAAACCAAAGACCAGCAAATTTCTGACCATCCCAGTTCACGATTCGCTTACGACGGGATCTGGCGTCGCGCGATATGCGTCGGCTCGCGATGTGCCGGGATTGGCATTTGCCCAGTCGCGAAAAGGGCAGCCGTTACTGGTGCATCAAGTCACGGGTGAAGTTTTCTATTTGCTGAAAAAGCGAATCCGAATCAAAAAGCGCCCATATATGAAACCCGCGATCGATCGAGTTCAGCGCGAAATTGGTCGAGAGTTGAAACCGTTAATTTCATCGAGAGTCAGGCATGGGTAGCACAGAACGAACAATCCTGACTCGCGTAAAAAGCCAGCTGGCTACGATCAATGGTGGCGACTCGTACAATTACGATTTCTCAACTGCGGATGCCGTTGCGATCGGATCGTTGCATGTCGGCGTCGCTCCGAGAGCGCCGGGAATATATCTCTACCCATTGAACATCCAATCGAGCCGGAATGCAGGCAGAACGCTACTCAGAAATTACGATCGGGAACTGACGATCCAGATCGATGTATTTGTACCGCGTACTGCCGAGGGCGCTGATAATGCAGTCTTGGCGGCAGTCGACGCGGTGAGCGATGTCATGAAAGTTTTGGAAAACGATCCCGAAGTCAACGGAACTGCGCGCGATGTTGAGCTGGATGTTTCGGCGTTTGACGGCGAGCAAATTCAGCTGCCGGGATACGGAGTCGGGACGATTCAAATGCACATCGAATATACTGAACGAAGGGGAGCGTAACAATGGCATGGCTTGGATCGGATTGGCTGTATCGGCAGCCGCTGACAATTGCGAACCATTCTGGAGTCGCAGCGCCAGAGGCAGTTTTGGCTGTCCCAGCTGCGTTCGGTAAGTTTTGGGAAAATGTCGATCCAAACTTCAACGACATCCGAATCACAACTGCCGACGGTATAACGCTCCTGAATTGGGCATTTGACGGTACACCATCCATCGCAAATCGGACGATGACGATTCACATCGACGACACGAATCACAATGTAAACACGCTCTATGGTCAATCGAACGCGGCCCAATCTGCATCCGTCGGCGCTTTTTTGTACTGGGGAAATGACACGGCCAATCTCGCAAGCGGAGCAAACAACTCAACGAACATCACAGTAAACAGTTCGAAAACTGCGATTATCGATGTTGCTCAACCGGGCAGCGCCAGCGGAACATATGTCTTGGAATGCGCTGCGCCCACAGCCGATCAACTATATCCGACGCATCGAATTCGTAAACAAGTCAACGACGAGACCAAAATTTACTGGGATCTAAGCGGATGCATCGAGTCGTTGTCGCGCGAGAGTGAATCGTCGAGCCGAAAAGAAGAGATCGCATTTGTCAAGGCTGTGATTTACGACCAAGATGGGAACGACACGACCAGCGCGATGACTGTGCTAAACTCGATCTCAATTCTTTCAGATTACGTTGTTCAAATGCCAATCAAGGCAGGCGACCACGAAAAGAGATATTTGATCATTATGACTTTTGGAATCGTCGACGATCTGCAAGTTGTAAGAGTGATTGATCAGCGCGCGACTTTGATCGTAAAAAACTTAGCCCTTCACACATCCTGAATTACCGGAGATCCCCATGGCTACATCTTCTTACTTTGGACGGAATTCATTCGTCGGAATCGGCCCCGAGTCGACCTATGGAACGGCAGCCGCTGAAGCTGCGATTACTCGACCGATTATTTCTTGCTCGATGCTGCGTCAGATCGAGAAGGTAGCGCGACCGAATCTGAGAGTTTCAGGCGTCGCTGGTTTACGCAAGTCACATTATATTACCAAGGATGCCTCAACAGGCTCACTGGAAATCGAATGCACGTACGATAACTGCGGGTATTTTTTCAAAGCTGCGCTCGGCGCGTCCGCGACTTCATCCGGTACACCGAACACCCATACTTATACGATGGGCGATGTTCCAATCGAGGGAAATACGCTCTTTCTGCAACGAGGGACCGGAGACAATTACGAGCGATTCGAGGGCGTCGTACTGAATTCTCTGACGTGTTCTGTTGCGGCAGGCGAACACATGACCATGGCCATGGATTTGATCGGCGAGACGAGTTCATCGTCGTCAGGCAATGCGAGACACGATAGCCCGTCGCTGTCGTTCACCGATCCGACCAACGAGAATCTGGTACTGCACCATCACGCTGGAACCCTTTCTTACCGAGGCCAAACAATCACGCTGATCGATTTCGAGTACAAAATCGAAAATGGTCTGTCAGATCGGATGCGGCTGGGGTCGCTGGTTACTAAGCAGCCGGTTCAGTCGGATTATCGAAATGTGACGATGACCGTAACATTCGAAACCGATGACACGACCTATCAAAAATTCATCAGCGATGAAGAGGGCGATGCGATCGTAATCTTCAACAATGGATTGAGTAGCGGTGACGAGCGCGAGATGAAGTTTTCGATCAATGACGCATATATCGAAAGCTACACGGATGAAATTTCCGAAACTGGTCTGGTGACAGCCAGCGTCGTATTGCGAGCGCAAGGCGATGGATCCAGCGGACTCGCTCTCGGTACACAGATCGACATTAAGAACGAGGCAGCGACGGCAGTTCATTCTGGCTAACAATTAACCCCATCAATTAGAGGAGATTACAAATGGGACAAATTCTGGCAGCAATCGAAAACAGCGCGATTCGGGAAATCGAAATCGGGCCGATGATCTGGCGTATCAAGAAAATATGCAGCGCCGATCTTGCGGCAGTCGGCCATGCGGCGCTTGCTATGAGTCAAGGCATGGAGGGCGCGAGCAAATCCAAAAAAGCCGATCCAAAAGATGCCAGCGATGTTGAAAAATTGATCGCTACGCAAAGCGCCGAAAGCCTTAAAACGATGGCGAAATTGAAAGATGCAATCGTCGCGGCAGGTTTGATTGCCGTTGGAAATCCCAGTACGAACGAATTCGAAAATGTGAAATGCGTACTGGAATCCGAAAAATCGAACGCCAAGAAAGGTACGCTCTGGGTCGGATCAATTCCCAATCAAATCGCGGATGAATTGTTTTCTGAAATTCTGGATCTCAGTACCGATGGAGGCGCAGCCGTCGACCGGCTGCGAGCCTTTCGAAGAAAATCCGACCAGCCTAATTGTGATCGATCAAATCGCGAAGAGGTACGGCAAGCTGCCGAGTGAGGTTTTAGAGTTGGATGTCTGGGAAATGTCGCTGGCATTCGCGTGCATCCAGCAAGCCGATGCGACAGCGGCTCAACTAATGAAAAGGATCAACGCCGACAATATGCCAGTCTTTCCAGTCGTCGTATTGCGCGACTAAGGTAAACCGAAAATGGCCGATCAAGAAGTCATCAAGTATCTATTGAAGCTGGAAGATAAAATGTCGGCACAGCTGGCATTGACTACAAGGCGCGCCGATGCCCTTGAAGATTCATTAGAAGATCTGAAAAAGACTCAAAACGCCACAGGCAAATCGTCGAAAATGTTAGGAGTCGCGGCCAAGGGATCCGCGATGGCGCTGGCGGCAGCTGCCGCTGGAGCGACGGCAACTGCGATCGCCTATACAAAAATGGGCCGAGAGGCGATCAAGACTGGCGCGAATCTTGAAGCCTTCGAAACTCGGATCGGCGTTCTTCTCGGAAGTCTGGACAAGGGTAAGCGACGAGTTGAAGAACTATTCCAGATCTCTTCGCGTACACCATTCTCAATTAATGGGCTGGTTGAAGCCGAAGCAACGCTGGAAGCGTTCGGCGTTAATGCAGAAGTCGTTCGCGATGGCGTGATGGATCTGGCTGGCGCGACTGGAATCGATCTTGTAACGGCAGCGAAGGCAGTCGGTAAGGCCATGGCTGGTGGCGCTGGCGCAGCGGATGTTCTGCGCGAGAAAGGCGTAATCGCAATGGTCGAAGTTCAGGCTGGCATGAAAGCGGCCCAAATGACCACGGCCGAATTCAGGCAGGCGCTACTCGAGACTCTCGAAACCAACGAAAAACTCGCTGGCGGTACTGCGTCGATGGCGACAACATTCGAAGGTTTGATGTCAACGCTGAAAGACCAGTTTACCGTGTTCGCGAAAATGGTCGCAGATTCGAAACTGTTCGAAGCGGCCAAATTGGTGCTGGAAGATATTCTTGGCGTACTCGACGAAAACAAAGAGACGACCGAGGGACTCGCGGATGTCGTTGGCAACCAGCTGACAAATGCACTGCTGGCCGTAATGGAACATTTCGGATTTATGTTGTCGCTGACTGCGCGAATTGCGAAGGCGTTCAATATTGGCGAAACGATATTGATCGGCTGGGCAGGCATGACCAATCGACTCGCAGATTCTTGGCGAAAAGTCACGCTGGGAATCTTGGAAGCTGGGCGAGCCATGAAATCCGGGATTGGACTGTCAACGGAAATGCACGATCAATCGATCGCTCGGCTGAAGGCAGAACGCAAAGAAAACTTCCAAGGCTACAAAGTGATCGCATTGCGTTCAGATGAACTGAAGGCACAGGCTGCGGCGCTCGACGCTACAATCGCAAAATACTCCAATGCATCTTTGGCAGTCGACAACATCCGACTGGAACTGGCTCGGCTTGACAATACTGGAGTCACAGTCAAATTGCAGCAAGTCGATGCCGACGGAAATCCGATCAAAAGCGGAACAGGCAGCACGCCGATTATGAGCGGAAAACAACTCGCTCCGGCAGCGAAAAAAGGCACCACATCCAAAGCTGCGAAAGACGCGGAAAACTTCGCAAAGGCGATGGACAAGCTGCGGAAGCAATTCGCTGGAACGGCAGCAAAAATACAGCCTCAATTGACCGGCTCGAAATTGCTTGAGCAACAAATGATGCGGATGCTGGAACAATTCGCCGAGGCAAAACAGGCAGCGGAGGCGCTCGGCCCATCGGCCGTTGCAGCTTTTCAAGAAGTCGAAGCCGGGATGCTCGCGTCGATCAACGCAATCGCAACTGCGATCCCGGCAGAGCGCAGAAAAGAAACAGCCCAGAAAATCGGATCTGCGATGGGAGGCGCGTCGGATTTCTTGCAGTCTGGTGGACTTTCTGCGCTGGGCGCAGCTGGTCCGATGGGCGCTGGCGCAGCCAGTTTGATTGGATTTGGTCAGCAAGGCGATGCCGCGTACGATGCAGAAGTCAGCGAAAAAGCCTCGGAACTTGCCGAAAATCGCCAGAAAGATTTGCAGGCTCAACGAGACAAATTGCTCGAGGCTGGATTTTCAGAGCAAGAATTAGAGGCTCGCGGACTTGGACAAGAACAAATCAAAGAGGCTGGAGAGGTAACTAAGGCTGACAAAAAAGCTGCCGCAGAAGACACAGATCGCGGTGAGGTAATGGCCGACATGGTTACGCAGGCAGTCAACGGAGTAATCGACGGCATCAAATCGTTGCTCCAAGGGCTGCCCGATATATTGTCAGAATTGATTCCGTTGTTTCTGGTCGAGTTGCCAAGCGCGATCATTGAAATGTTGCCGGATTTAATCGAAGAGTTGATCCCAGTTTTATTGTTCGAAATGCCGAAGGCGCTCTTCCAGATGTTGGTCAAATTGATACCGCGATTGGTGAAAATGATCTTCGTCGATTTGCCGGGAGCGCTGTTTAGAGGGATCTCGCAATGGTGGCAGAAAGTCTGGAAATCGATCCAAGATATGTTCAGCCTGTCATTCCAGACTGGGGGATATGTCCCCAGAACCGGAATGGCGCTCGTCCACCAAGGCGAGCGTATTATTCCATCGAATGGCGCTGGAACTGGGACCGCAACTGCGCGCGGATTGCAGGCATTCACAGGCAGCGGTAAATCGTCAATCACGATCAATACGGCTGTCGTCGATCCAGATTCAATACCGACTCTGGGCAGGCTGCTCGAAAGAGATCTGGGAGCGCACGGGCGCGAAGAAAACGATCTCTTCGGACGGCCATCGCCATTTACGACTCTATAGGAAATCAAAATGGGCATGCCTTTTTTTACATGGTGGCCGCATCAATCCAGAACCGGTACGACGCGCCAAACAATCACGCTGACCGAAGACCTCAGCGATTTGCAAATTATGCCGAAGCGCGATGTGGTCGATACTTACGCCATCGATGGTGGTCGAGTTCGAGAGTTGTTGCGGCCATATGTCGACGTGAGGATCGTTTTGGAGCGGTACACCGATCGCGATTTGTTTCGTCGATTTAATTCTATGATTAACCATCTCGAGCGCGGAGGCGTCGTTGCATTCGGATTGGACTCAGCCAAGGCATGGGCATGCAGACTGGATCGCGAGGCTGGACCGAACGCAATTAATCTGACTGTTGGAGCCAACGAAACAACGACTTACCACGCGGACTCGGCGAGCGCATCGCCATCTGTCGGAGACGAGCTGACAATTGAAAGTAGTCCACCGATCGCAAAGCGCGAACAGCATCTGGTCGAGTCAGTCACTGCGCTATCTCCCGGATTCAAAATTTCAATCGACGATTCAGATGTTGTCGATAGCCTTTACGATTACTTTCCAGCCGGATCGCTGGTCAGGCATTCGGATTTCTTTCCAACATTGATCCTGCCGCAGTCGGGAGTTGGAGCGATGTCAAATACCCACGATCATCGGATTTCCTACACTCTCGATCTGACTTTGACATATCTGATCCCGCGTACTGAAGTTGAAGTCCCGAACCAATACTCAAACACGAATCAAACGATCACGATTCAAGACAAGCCAGATTACGAAGTAGCCGCGAAGCCATCTGGAGGCGTTAATTAATGGCCCGGTGGAGCAGCGAGTTTAAGCGACGGCTCAGAGAGTCCGATGTGTACGCGCCGCAATTCAGGCTGGTTATTGGTACGCCTGCGATCAGCAATAAAATCGGCGCATGGGAAGAGCCACATGCCAAGGTTCTGGAAATCGGATCCCATCCCGGCGTCGCGTCATATGCAGGCGTAACAGGCGCATCGGGATCTGGTGCAGTCAACGGTAAGCCATATCAGTTTCTGGTAGGGTTGACTCAACAACTCACGCTCGGCGCTCAAAGTGTAACACCGAGAAAATTCGCATATTCTGGCGCGCAGATGACCGCAGTTGTAACAAGAGCTGCGGCCGAATTTGCTATGCAAATGCCGATCGGTACATTGTCGCGATTGCAATGTCGGCTCGTTGGGAACGACAAGCCCGATACAGATTTTGAAACGATTCATTTCGGAACATATCGCGGATGCAAATGGAACGGTCAAACTTACACGCTGCAATTCGGCGATGCGCTCGAGGCTGCGGAGCAACGAGTAACGGATAAACAAGACTGGGGAGCCGAGTCATCTGACGCCGTTCGAAGTCAGTCATATTCTTGGTTTGCGGGATGTGGGCAGACCATGAAAACGAGCGCGACTTTGACTGCGTTCGACGGATCCCAGATGCTCGATACTGTTACCACGTACGACGCCAAACACATCTCACGAATGGGCCATGCGTATAAACTGCCGACGGCTTTCGGAGGGCAAGAATACAGCTATGGACATCTGACGATCCCAGAGCCGGGAGTCTCGCGATTTCATAATATGTGGGCAAAAGTCCAAAATTCATCCAACAATCAAACTTACGTCTATTATTCAGGGATTTTTAAAGATCCCAGCGATGGGTCGATGCGATTGGGCAGCGCGACCAGTAACGGAGTCTGGCGATATCGAGGCAGGCAAAATGGATCTGACGTCACAGGCGGCATCGGAGCAAATTCGGTAATCACAAATGTCTGCGTGATTCACGGTACACCAGTTACTGAGCTGGTCAATACGATATACATTGGCGGCTACCATGAACAGATGGTCTGTGGTCTTTTCGGTGACACGATCGACGAGGCGCGCGACTCGCTAAATGTAACGGACATCCAAACAGCGCATCAATTGTTCAATCGCGCTTATCAACGGATCAACGGATATCTGCCGACGCGAAGCGGATTCATTCCATTGTTCGCTCCGATTTCGTCAAACTCGAAAACGGGCTATTCGGACATGAAAAAGCTGATGGCGAAATGGGGCGTTTTTCCACGGTTCAAAGAGGGAGGCTATGGAATCGGACTGACCTCGCAATCGTTCGATCGTACTCATATGACGGGACGAGACACATTAATCTTGGCCGAAGATATAGAAAGCGCCGAGTTTGATTTGAACGATCCCCAATCTCGCGGATCGTACGAAGACCTCCGACTCACAACTGACGATCACGAAGACGACGATCCCGGCCACAAGTCATCTTCAACGACGACCACGGGAGCCAGTCCGCTGGTGCCTGAATTGATTTTGAATAATTCCGATGTCGCGCCGGGAGCCTTCTATGGCGAGTTTTTCTTCGACTATTTTAATGACGTCATATTCAGCCGATGGTTTACGTCGCGCAGATCGTCGGTAAATTTAAGGCTCTGCGGATTGCGATTTGCAACGCTCGCTCCCGGCGATCATGTTGACGTGTTTATTGGAAATCCAGCCAAGCCGAATTTGCAAGTTGCATGGGGGCCAAGTAAATCAAACACGGCTGGAAAACGATCGCACGTACTGAATTCTTTGAATAGCGCCGATGCGCCGCAGGCTGGCGATTACATGGTGACAT